CCGTCTTCGGTTCTGCATGGTCTTTCATCTTGTTTCTTATCCCATTTTCGGGACAGGCGTTCGCGGGAGTGTAAAGGAAAAGTGGTTTTCGAGCTGCGGATATGAAAAAAGCCGCCCCGAAGGACGGCTCGAACGTGTCAATGCGTATTAATTAATCGTCAGGCTCCATGCCGACCTCTCGCTCGCGGTTCTGCACCCTCGGCCCCGCTATCTGCATGTACTCCCACTCGCGCTCGATGCCCACGAAGCGCCTGCCGAGGTTCGCGCAGGCCACGCCCGTGGAGCCGCTGCCCATGAACGGGTCGAGCACCACCCCCCCCTGCGGGGTGACGAGCTTCACGAGCCATTCCATGAGCGCGGTCGGCTTGACGGTGGGATGAGTGTTCCCCTCGCCCCTGTCCTTCTTGGACGCTTTCGCGCAGTAGAAAAACCTCGCTGGGGTGTCGGCGGGCGCTCGGCGCATCCCTGGTTTCGCCGCGAACGATGTGGACCCCTTGTCGGCGTAGGTACGCTCCGCGCTGTCCTCGCCGTCGCGGAAGGTGTTGAAGAACCGCGCCGCGCTGCCAGTATCGCCGCGCTTCTTGAACTCGGAGTCGGTGCCGTAGTCTCCGTAGCAGTTCACCGAGCTTTTCGCCTGCGCCTTCCTGTCGGCGAGCTGCCCGTTGCTCTGCGGGAACAGGTCGAGCACCATCTGTGAGCCGTCGTGGGCAACATTGGCAGGATAGCGGCCCTTCTCGCCGCTTTCGGTGGGGACGCGGCATGCTTCGATGTTCATGGCACCCACACCCCACTTGAGCACGTTGGCGGCTATGGTGCCCTCCACGGGCTTCTGGGCGACGATGATCGGCTCCCATGCTGGTTTCAGGGCCGTGTTCCAGCCCTCCCACTCCTTCGCGGTGTCGCTGAGGGCATGCACCTGTTGTTGTTGTTGTTGTTGTTTGCGCCCCGCGTGCATGTGGCCGCCCTGCATGCCCACGTCAACGGTGCGCTCGCCGATGACCTCGCCGACGTAACCGCTGGCCTTGTCGATGGCCTTCGCAACGTCCATGCCGTGCGGGAATCCGCTGCCGTAGAGCCAGCACACGCAATCCTTCACCTTCCAGCCAGCGTCCTCGATGGCGCACGCCATGCGGTGAAAAGTCCTCGTGCCGCCGAAGCACAGGAGGTAGGCGCCTGGTTTGGCGACGCGCAGCGCTTCCTCGAAGATGGGGGTCATGGCGGCTTGGAACCCCTGCATCTCGGATAGTTTCGGAAGGTGACTGTGGCTGCTCGCGAATCGCGGCACGACGGCGTTCTGCCCCCCAAGGTACTCGTTCATCTTGGCTCGGCGCTCTTCCACGCTCTCCTTGCCCGTGGAGCCACCGAAGCTGTCCCACTTCGCGCCCATGAACGACAGTCCGTAGGGCGGGTCGCTGATTACCGCGTCGATGCTGTTGTCTGGCATCGTATGCATTACCTCTAGGCAATCTCCAAGGTGCAGTTTGCTCATATCATCCCTTCCATGTGCTAGTCACCATCTGTATGTACTCGTCGTAGTAGTCCAAAAGCGTCACGTATGCGTCCAGCTCGGCCATGAAGCCGTCTATCCTGTTCGCGGGGTTGTTGTTGCGCTTGTCGGGCTGGATGTTCTGGTTCACGTCGGTCTTCACCTGGACGTTCGTGCGGCACCAGCGGTTTATCGGGTTGGCGTTGTCCACGATGCGGCCCCTCGCGTAGTCAGCTTTCAGCCGCTTCATGGGGTCGGAGAGCGTCTGCACGCCCTGGCGCACCTTGCGACACCTGCTCTCGCCCACGAACAGCTCCAGGTTCTTGACGGTGGACTCGTCCATGTGCCACGGGTCGAAGCCGCACGCGAAGCAGAACAGCTTCTCCTTGCGCAGCTCCTGCAGCCATTCGAGGAACACCGACTTCGGGATATGGTTGCCTGGGACCACGCGCAGAAGCCCCTGCGACTCCCACAGCCTGTACGGCACGTTGTCGCGCTCCTTGGTGAAGCCGGCGTCCTCGCGCTTGGTGAGCTGGTCCTCGGGTATCCAGTACATCGAACGCTCGTAGATTGTGTCATCCACGAGCGTGCCGTCCGTGTAGCGCTCGCCCCTCATGAAGAGGAACTGCGCGGCGGAGAGGTCGATAGAGTCCGACGCGTCGAAGCCGGCGATGCCGTACTTCAAGCCTATCGTGGACATGTCCACCTGCTTGTCGTTTCCGCACTCGGCGTAGGTCAGCCACGAGGTGGACTGGTTCTGCGGGATGTTGAAGTGCTTCACCAGTACGGCGGGGCGCTGCGCGGGGTCGGACTTGGCCTTCGCCACGAACGATTGCAGCTTGTCCAGTGACTTGACCGTGCCGAGCCCGGGATTCGACTTCAGCCACGTCTCGGGCTTCAGCCATTCGTCTGGCTCGTCCTGCTCGTATATGACGGGCAGGAAACGGTCGTCCTCTATCTCGCCGGCGAGTATCCTCTTGGCGTAGTCGTATTGGGCGTCGCCTATCGAGTTGCGCACGAAGTTGGCCGTGGTGAGCTCCCACATCATCGGCTGCGAGCGGGTCAGAGCGAGGCGCATCTGGTCATAGGGGCCCCTGTCGTTCCACGCGGCTATCTCGTCGGCCACGACGAGGTGCGGGTTCGGGCCGTCGAGCGACTTCGGCGAGCCGGAGAGCGTGACCACGTAGCCGTTGGTCTTGTCGCATATGATGCCCTGCTTCTTGCGGTCCTTGACCTCGCCCGTGCGCTCCCACTTGGCGAGGGCTGGCGATTGGCGGCGCATGGTGTCGATACCGCCGTAGCACAGCCCCGCCTGCGGCTCCGCAGACGCGATCACGTAGCACTCGGGCTTGCCCTCGCCGTCCGAGGTCATCATGTAGTGGGTGATGCCGGCGACGAGACTGGTGTTGTGCGTCGCCGTGTAACGTTTGCCGCAGAGGAACAGGTGACGCGGGTTGTCCACCGCTATGCACTTCGACGGCTCGTTTGGTATCGGCTCGACGCTGCGGATGCTCTTGTAGGTCATGCGGGCATGTAGATGGTCTTTCAGGCGCTTGTACTTGCGCGTCAGCCTGAAGCACGGGAACGTCTTGTCGGTGAAAAACTGAATCTTGTACGCCTTGCATTCCTTGCCGTTGCACATGATGGTCTTGAACCTGTGCGTGGCCTTGATGCCTAGGCCAGAGAGCAGTTCGAGCATGTCGTCCAGCATGCGAGTTTCTTTTTGGGAGAACTCGCATTGACCGCTTTTGGCAACGAATCCATCGGTGTCCATCAGCCCTTGAAGCAACGCTAAACGCTGTTCGACCGATGCATTAAGGTACTGCGTCGGAATATGCTTGTTCCCCAGAACACCCAGCTTTCGCAGCTTGCCCCTAAAAGATTCGTCGGCGTGAGTCTTCCTCGACTCTCGGGGCATACTGTCTATCGAGAACGTGGTGGCCCTGTTCCTATGCAGGTTCACCGTGCACATGTGGCCGCACCTAGCGACGTTCATAGCCATCTCTTCGAGGTCTTTATCGTCGCAAGTGATTCTGTTGCTCGCGCTCGCGCCGTCACCTAGCCACACGCCGAAAGTATACGGATCGATTGGCAAGTCGGCTTCGTCATGCTCAACGGGTGCGTTCATGGGAACACGCCAGTTGTATTTGCGGTATCCGTTACGGTCTACGGAATAAACGTCTTGCGCTATCTCTTCGGTCGTAAGCTCGACGGTGCGGTGCTCCTGGTCGATGGGGTGGCCGTGATAGGTCTTGAGCGTTATGTTCTTCTTTTTGCCGTAGTCATCTCTGCGGAAGCGCCTATGTTGAACCGTCCAAACATGGTCGGCGCTCGCCTTGACCTGCTCGCCGTCCTCGAACGTCACGAGGTACATGGGCTTGTCGAATATCTCGGATTCCACGAGCACACGGGTCGGCTTGCCGTCCACGCCGTACACGTAGTCGCCCGGATGCACGTCCGCCATCGTCTTGTAGCCATCGGGGGTCGGAATGGGCGTGTCGAGGCTCAGCGCCTTTCCGTTCTTCTTGGCTACCCACCACAGCACCTCGTTGTACTGCCTGATTCCATCGCCGTCAACGAACCCGAACGCCACCTCGATGACGAACTTCTCGTACGGCTCCAACGTCATCGGCTTCCCGAACTTGCGTCCAGACGGTACGCAGCAGAACTTCTCGATGAAGTCCACTACGCGGCGCGCCTTGCTACGGTCGTAGTGCCACCTCTTGTAGCCTTCGGTGAAGCGCGGTTTCAGCATCTCGCAGAGCTGGATCAGCTTCTTGCAAGCAATGGTCTCGCCGCTCAATACCGACCGAACATATCGTTCCGCGCTTGTTTCTTCGCTAGAGGTCGCCATGACTACTCAGCTCTTCTCCATCGGTATCCGTAGGCTGTTTGCTGCTTACCAGCAAGAACCATAGAGATGCCAGATGCCGTTCGCTTTTTACCAGCCCACACAGACGCATCCCCTACGCATTTGAACCGCTTAATGACATTACCATCAGCATCTAGTGCTTCTACTGGCTTTTGTATCTCCTTGCGCTCGTAATGGTTCCTGTTGCTTATTTGAACACTTGCGTTAACCCATCGGCAATTCCACGGGGCGTATGGGCCGTTGTTGTCTATTCTGTCTATCGACAGGTCATCTCGGTAGCCATTAGCAAGCGCCCAGTCTCTAAACGCAGGGAAAGACCTATCACCATTCCACTGCCTACAAACGTATATTCCTCGGCCCCCGTATCTGCCATACGCGCCATTGTTAGGATTATTGCACCGTTGCTTCATGTTTCCCCAGATACGATATAGGCGTGTGTTATATCCGTTATGTCTTGTTATTCCTCTCGTTCGTTTGTCTTGCGTTTCACAACCACAACTATCTACACCACCTGGGCTTAACGCATCCGATCTTTTCACGCATTCGTTTCCGCAATCACAACGACATAACCACTTACTATGTCCCAAGTATTTAATTGCGATAAGATGCCCGAATCTTTTCCCAGCTATATTGCGCTTAGCGCCTTTTCTCTTGTCGGCGCACCCGCAACTTACTGTTTTCCCACTAGTGAGCCTGTATGCTTTAACATCGACCGTCGCTCCACATAAGCAAAGACAGCGCCATGTCGAATGCCCAATGTATTTTGTAGCGGTTAGTTTTCCGAAACATTGCCCCGTAAGGTCTTGATATTCGTAATTCGGGTTTCCACAGCCGCAGTCTTTAGAGACGCCCTTCTTCAAGTAATACGTCTTTTTTACACACTCGACTCCGCAGTCACAGACACAGCGCCACTTGCTGTTGCCGACGTATTCAACCGCCGTTAGCTTTCCAAACCTTTGCCCAGTTAGGTTTTCGTGCTTTGCCATAAGGACCACTACTCCTTAATGCAGAACGCCCGCCAAAGGTGGTAGTGGCACCGATGGCGGACGCATAGCGAATGATAGCATATTCAGCTCGTCGTGGGCCACTACCCCACGAGATTCATTATAC